TTCCACCGCGTCCTGTACAACGACGACGGGGCCGATATTGAGGGCCGCAAGTTGGTCAGCATGCGCTAACGTGTTTGCCGATAAATTGACGGTAAAGCCGGAATCGTTAGCCGTTTCGATTAGAATAGCGTTCACAGGGTGACTAGGCGGCTTATGCGTATACGTGAAACCGCGCTTGCCTTTGTTGGCTTCGATTAGCGCCAGCATGGCGCCCTTGTCGATCGAGTCACCATGGCCCGGTAAATCACCCGCCACGTTATGGCGCCATAGCGTATTGGCTGGCAGGGCTGCCACGTCGTCGCACAGCGCTTGCAGGCTGCCACCGCGCGCGCCCTCTGTCACCGCGCGCCAATGCATGGCGAGAGGGCCGCCCTTGGCATAGCAGCCCTTGGCCTTCAATGGGCAGGCGTCGGGGCATGTGTCGGCGCTGGTAACAGTCGTCGGGATTGGCCCGGTTTTGCGGTTTTGGCTCTTGCGCGTGAAATGGTAGTTAGGCATGGTGTGATCCCTCCCAAGATCAAAAGACTAGAAGCCAAAGCAAAAGCACCACAAAAAAAGCGCAGATTGCAGCGTCGTGCAATAGATTGTTTGACATGATCCCTCCGAAAATAGGTCATCAATTTGACCGATGCAGAATCTATTACAGACCTATTGTGGCAAGAATAAGGCAACCTAGAATGTATTACATGACATTTTGGTAATTTGGGAGTAATCTTGCGGTAATCGAAAACGGAAAAAATAGGTGTTTTAGGTAGGGTTTTGGGTTGCCTAGGTTCTTGCCAGGCCGCGCGGGCCTATGTAGCTGGATTTACAAGCTTTTTTCATTTTTCCTAGGTTATATAGGTATTACTATACTAATCACGTGCAGTCAGTAATATAATTAACATATGTAAAGTATAATGACCTATAGGATAGTTGTACTATCTCGAGCTAGGGCGATGGAAAACGCATTGCCTAGATGACCTAGATGACCTATCCGTGACCTAGGCCCGCGCAAACCGCGCGCATCACGCCTATGCGTTATGTAACAGAACCCGTTGCGTATCATGCTGGCAGCTAGCTGGCGCGCCGTCGCGCTGGCGCGATGTTTTGGCCATGACCTATTTGACCTAGATGACCTAGTAACAGAATCTCTTGCAGCCTGGCCGCAAGCCATTGGCGCCAGCAAACCCGGCAAGGTGCCGCGCCTGGCCAGTGTTATGTTATAACATTGCGCTGAGGATGGGCGCCGTCCGCCGAGGGCCGGGGGGTGGGGGGCCCGGCGGCCCCCGTCCCTGGGCACGGAGGACCCGCAGACAAATTTTTTTATTTGCAAACCCAAAACGCAACCGGCCAAAAGTTTTTTGCAAACCCAACCAGCCATGCTATACAAAATCTATGGCAGTCTTTTCGCTCCCTTATGAGCCGCGCCGGCTGCAAGCAACCGAGGCGCGGTTGGAAGCCATCTATCACGCCGCGCGTAATGGATTGCGTGGCGAGACGCTGGCGTTAGCCTCTGGCATGACCTTCGCCGAATACCGCGCGTTGTGCGAGTTCGACCCGCTGGCGGCGCTGGCCGCGGAGAAGGGCCGGGCCGACGGCGAGATGGAGATGTCCAAGGTGCTGCATGACGCCGCCCGCGCCGGCGACGCCAAGGCGGCGCTGGATGTGCTGAAGCACGTCCACGGCTGGGTCGCCAAGCAAGCCGTGCAGGTCGAGGTCAACCAGACCATCTCCATCACTTCCGCGTTGCAGGAGGCCCAGCGCCGCGTCATCGAAGGCGTGGCTGAGCCGGCGCGCGTAATCGAACAGGCAGAAGATGCAAACCACACGGTATAGCGCCGACGACGAAATGGAACTGATGAGCCGGCTATGGACGCCGGCCATCAAGGACGACCCGCTGAAGTTTGTGCTGTTCGTGTTCCCGTGGGGCCAGCCTGGCACACCGCTGGAACACTTCGACGGCCCGCGCAAGTGGCAGCGCGAGGTGCTGCAACGCATCGCCGACCACGTGAAGCAGAACAACGGCAAGATCGACTTCGACACGCTCAGGATGGCGACCTCATCCGGCCGCGGGATCGGCAAGTCGGCGCTCGTATCTTGGCTGGTCATTTGGATGCTGACCACGCGGATTGGCTCGACAACCATCGTGTCGGCCAACTCCGAGGCGCAGCTTCGGTCGATCACATGGGCGGAAATTACCAAGTGGCTCAGCATGGCGCTCAATAGCCACTGGTTCGAGGTCAGCGCCACGCGGCTGATGCCGGCCAAGTGGCTGACGGAGTTGGTGGAGCGCGACCTCAAGATGGGCACCCGGTACTGGGGCGTTGAGGGCCGGCTGTGGTCGGCGGAGAACCCCGACGCCTACGCGGGGGTCCACAACTTCGCTGGGGTCATGCTGGTGTTCGACGAAGCCAGCGGTATCGACGACAGCATCTGGTCGGTCGCGGCGGGCTTCTTCACGGAGAACACGCCGCACCGCTTCTGGCTGGCGTTCAGCAACCCGCGGCGCAACAGCGGCTACTTCTACGAGTGTTTCCACTCCAAGCGGGACTTCTGGGACACCAAGATCGTGGACGCGCGCACGGTCGAGCATACGGACAAGCAGGTCTACCAGCAGATCATCGACGAGTACGGCCCCGACAGCACCCAGGCCCACGTCGAGGTGTACGGTCAGTTTCCCAACGCGTCCGACGACCAGTTCATCGGGGCCTCCACTGTCGACGACGCCATGCGCCGGCCGCAGCACAAGGACCCGTCGGCGCCCATCATCATCGGCGTGGACCCGGCGCGGTTCGGGTCCGACAGCACGGTCATCGCCATCCGGCAGGGGCGCGACATCGTGGCGATCAAGCGCCACAAGGGCGACGACACCATGACGGTGGTGGGGCACGTCATCGACGCCATCGAAACGTACAAGCCGGCGCTGGTGGTGATCGACGAGGGGGGCCTAGGCGCCGGCATCGTCGACCGGCTGAAGGAGCAGCGGTACAAGATCAAGGGGGTCAACTTCGGGAACAAGTCGAAGAACCCGCTAATGTGGGGCAACAAGCGGGCCGAGATGTGGGGCGAAATGCGGACCTGGCTGAAGGACGCGTCCATCCCGCTGGACCGCTACCTCAAGAACGACCTGACCGGGCCGATGATGAAACCGGACAGTAAAGGGACTATCTTCTTGGAAAGCAAGAAGGATATGAAGGCCCGCGGCCTGGCCTCGCCCGACGCGGCCGACGCCATCGCGGTGACGTTTGCGTTTCCGGTGGCCCACCGAGAATATATTGCAGTTAGGGCCAAACAGAACTATACCGCGGGGACCGCTGCAACATCTTGGATGGGTTCGTAATGCTAACGCAAACTAAACTGGCGCATATGTTTGAGTATAAAGATGGCAAACTGTATAGCCGCGTACCGCGCGGAAAAATTGCCGCCGGGGCTTGCGTAGGCTATCAACGTAAAGACGGGTATTTTCATGCGGAAATAAGCGGTAAAAAATATTTACTTCACCGAATTATTTTTACTTTATCACATGGTTTTACGCCTGAATTTGTGGACCATATTAACGGCGACCGCGCGGATAACCGAATTGAGAATTTAAGGGGTGCTTCTCGCGCTCAAAACAACCGTAACACTAAAACACGAAAGACAAACAAATCAGGGGTAAAGGGGGTTTCATGGTACGCTAAAGATCGTAAATGGGTTGTGCGGTTGTACACTGAAGGAAAAAACCGCTATTATGGTTCTTTTGACTTACTTGAAGACGCGCAAAAACAAGTACAACAGATTCGTGAGCGTTTGCACGAAGCGTACGCACGACACTGTTGACAGGGGCACCCGGCGGGCCTATTCTCCCGCCGGAATACCAACATCTTGGATGGGGGCTTAAATGGCCTATACGAAGCCGATTGGCGTTGCGTTCACCGATCAAGACATCAGCGGGGCAAACCTAGTCCTGGTTGACGAGCAGCTTGGCTACACCGCCGAAGCGCAGGGCACTGTGACGCAGGCCACCAGCAAGTCCACCGCGGTGACGCTGAACAAGCCCGCCGGCCAGATCACGATGAACAACGCGTCGCTGAACGCAGCCACCAACGTGACGTTCACGTTTAACAACAGCTTCATCAGCGCCAACGACATCCTGATCTTGAACGTAGGCGCAGGCGCCACCTCCGGGGCGTACAACTGCTGGGTGTCCAGCTTGAGCGCGGGGGCCGCTACCGTCACGCTGCGGAACATCAGCGGCGGGTCGCTGTCTGAAGCGGTCGTGATCAACTTCGCGCTGATCCACTGCGTCTAACACTCCTACCGGCACAGCGGGGACGCGATGGCCAAGAAAAGTGTTTCGCTGGCCGTAGGCCGAGGCGAGAAGCTACCAACCGATAAGGGCGCGGGCCTGACCGCCAAGGGCCGCGCCAAGTACAACCGTGAGACAGGCTCTAACCTGAAGCCTCCGGCCCCCAGCCCCAAGACCGAGGCGGACAAGGGGCGTAAAAAATCCTTTTGCGCCCGTATGGCGGGTGTGGTAGCCAAGTCGGAGAACGCCGACAGGGCGAAGGCCAGCATGAGAAGGTGGAAGTGCTAATGGCAAAACCGGGGCTTTACAGCAACATCCACGCCAAACGGGCGCGCATTGCGGCCGGGTCTGGCGAGAAGATGCGGAAACCAGGCGCCAAAGGCGCCCCCACCGCTGCGGCGTTCCGTGCGTCTGCCAAGACGGCCAAGCCAGCCAAGAAGGGCAAGTGACATGCCGCTGGTGAAGTCTACTTCCAAAGACGCCTTCCGCAAGAACGTGAAGGCTGAAATTGCTGCCGGCAAGCCGGCAAAACAGGCTGTCGCCATCGCGTACGCAACCAAGCGCGCGGCGGCAAAGAAGCAAAAGTAATGGCATCGAACGACGTAGAAGCAGCGGGCAAGGTTTCTGACGCCGACGACAAGGACCGGCTGTCGGTCATGCGGCGCCGGTATACAACGGCGCTGTCG